CGAAGATCAGAAGAAAAGCTTCCGCGCCAAGGCGCTGGAGAGCCACTGGAACATTGCGCAGCAGAGAAAGAAGTAGCCATGGCCGATAACCCGTTCCAGCCGGGCATTGCCCCGAACCTAGTGGTCAACGCACCTGGCGATATCCCTGAAGCGCCAAGCGTGCAAGGCGAGCCGGGCGGCAAGTCGCCGTTCATTGAAGCTTTAGACTATGAGGAAATCATCAAGAACCTGCATCTTGATCGGCCGCTGAAACTGTTCATTCCGAACCGCGAGAAATACCCGGATTGGGAATTCCGAATTATCAACAGCATTCCGGCCGAAATCGCCGATGCGCACAACAAGGGCTTTCGCGAAGTCACGAACCCGGAAGTTGCGGAGCTGTTTTCGGACTTGGTTGCCGGTAGCGACAAGACCGGCAAGGTGTTTCGCCCCATCTTGTGCGCGCGACCGAAGAAAGTTGGCGATGTCGTACGGAAGAAACAGCGTCTCCAGCTTCAAAGTCTGTACGCCGGTATGGACCCGCGCAACAAAGAGTTCAACAGCGGGTACGCGGTCAAGGTGGACGCCAAAGACGGCACCTTCGGAAACTTCAATGGCGCGGGCTGGCGTATTCGAGCGTAGATGTTGCTGCCGGGTTACAGTGTACGGCGGCATGCCGTGCTAGGCTGTACGTTCCTTCAACCCGGAGAACACAGTATGAAACGACTTATTCTCGCACTCGCGGCTGCCGTACTGGCTTGCCCCGCGCTCGCCGCCGACGTGGCACCCGTCTACAAGGCTCCCGCCGTCACCTACGCACCGTGTACGGTACCAACGGCGTCCACCCCGCTCAGTTGTTCCGGCTTCTATGCCGGTGCGGGCATCGCGGGGCAGGGGTCCAACGCCGATATCATCGGCAGTGGCATCAATGGTTCAGTGTTCGCAGGCGGCATGGTTCCGTCTCTCGACGCGGGCTACCAGTATCTTCAAGGCAACTGGATTTTTGCTCTTGAAGACGACCTAGGTTACGCGCTGGGATCGGCGCTGACCGTCAATGGAGCCAGCGGCAACGTCAATGGGTTGCGCAATACCATACTGTTCAAGGTCGGCGGTAACCTCAGCGGACTGTTGGGGACTGCGACGCCGATTACGGTTCCGGCTGCTCTTGCCAATTCGGTGCTGGGGCCTTACGTCGGCGTCGGCGCGACTACTTGGCAGTTGACCAATACATGGGTCAGCGGTACCAGCTCCGCAGTTGGCGTACTCTTCGACATCAGCCCCAAGCTTTTTGGCGACATCCGATACACCTACACCAATTTCAACGGGGCGCAGGCTTCGGGGGTCACGGTGCAGAACGACCAATCGGTACGGGTGTCAATCAACTATAAGCTGAATTGATTTCCACCACTGTAAATAAGCAAGCCCGCAGAAACGTCTCAATGTTCCTGCGGGCTTCGTTTTATGTTTTGCTCGCCGTTTTTGTAAGGGTTTCGGCTTGGTATCGCAACCACCTGCCTTTCTGTGTTACCACTTCGCTTTGTGGACAGCTTCCATCACGACGCCGGTCACGGTCTTCTTCGTCTTCTTCGACCGCGCCGTGATCTTGGCTTTTTCCTGCTTCGTCAAACGCAGGTCCATCCGCTCCGTACGGATGACGTTGGGGCCGTGCACCTTTTTCTTGGCTTTCGGCTTCGAGTGCTTGGCCTTTTTGACAATCTTTTTCTTCGCCTTCGGTTTTGCCTTGGGCTTGGTTTTCTTGGCAGCCTTTGCCAGCTTGGCCGCAATCTCGCTTGGCCGTGGCTTGCGGGGCGGCTTCTTTACCGCGTCGTTTTTGTTCACTTCGGCCTGTACGGCCTTGTCAATAGCTTCCATGTCGTTTTTGTTCACTTCGGCCTGTACGGCCTTGTCAATAGCTTCCATGGTGTACGGCTCCTAAAAATTGACTTGCATCGCGATTGTCATACTGTACATTGCCGTACAAGTCAACGCACGTACGGAGCAGCAATGCCGGAACTGTCAATCGTTCAGAACAAAGAAAACGCAAGCGATTGGCTTACCGAGTTGGCGGAAGAACTGCGTTCTGAGAACGACCCAACGACGAAGCTTTGCGTTGTGATTTTGACGTACGATGGCAACGGCATGGTGCGGCTGCGGGCACGCAAGATGAATGCCAACGTGCTGGAAGCCGTGGGCATGTTGAGTATGGCGGAAGCCGACTACATCAATCAGGACTAGCCATCATGATTTACGCCGGTATAGGGTCGCGCGAAACCCCTAATAGCGTCCTTTCACAAATGCAAGAGTGGGGAAACTATTTCGCCCGTACGGAGTGCGTATTGCGTTCTGGGCATGCGCGTGGTGCTGACATGGCTTTTGAATTGGGCTGCGACAGCGCGCTACCCGGTCACCATGCCAAACAAATTTTTACCGCCGACATGAGCATGCGCAACCCGACGTGGTTTGAACACGCTGCAAAATTCCATCCGGCTTGGTTAAAGTGTTCGCCGCAAGCGCGAGCGTTGCACGCGCGCAACTCGGCAATAGTGCTGGGTGCAATGCTCGATGCGCCCGTTAACTTTATTATATGTTGGACAAAGGACGGTAAAGCGTCGGGCGGCACGGGACAAGCGTTGCGCATCGCCGTCAGCTACGAAATTCCGGTATTCAATTTTCAAAGTGACGCGCAAATGGATGCGCTGCGGCAGTTTTTAACTAGCCGTCGATAGCGCACGACACAGCCATACTGTCCCACCGATCGGGGGAGCGTCCCAGCGCTTTCTTGATCTTCTCCTTAGGCGTCATGAACAACCGGCCTTTTTCGTCACGTCGGCAATCACTCATGCCCCACTTGTAAGCCGCGCCTTCCTCTTGCGCCAGCTTGTCATTCGGCATCGAAGCGCCCTTCGCAATAATCTCTTGCAGCTTGTCGTGTATTTCCGCACGGCGGTTACCGTACGCGATCTGATTTACCGCACCCCACGAAAAATCTATAGGTACGATCTTTTCAGGTCCGCGCCGCAACATGCCCAGCCGCAACGCGTCCACAAGCCCCTTGCCGTACCCGCCAGTCTTGTCTACGGCAATCACGTCCATGCCAAAACGGTCGAACGTCTGAATGAGCCAATTGGCTTGTACGTTGTAGTCCCGCGCAGTGAGTGCACCCCATACCCGCGAACCAATTGCCGGCCCCTGTCGATCGCAAACCCAAGGCTGGTCTTGCCCTTCGCCGGCCGGGTCTACGGCTAATATTTTCAATCCGTCGTACGACGGACGTGGCTGCCGCGTCATTGCGGCTTCGACCAGTGACGCCGGGTAGAAGTCCAGCGTGCTGTCAGCCATGAAACACTCGCTGTACGTCGCCGGGTACTCCTGGCGCGTCAAGCGGTGAATGGTTTCCGGCTGTCCGCCGTTCATGGTGGCGAGTGTATAGTTTTTGGTCCAGAACCAGTAGAGTTGTTCACGGTCAAGGCCGTGCATTCGGCCGTAGTCTTCAAATTCTTTTGGTGCAACCCAAGTGAACGGCACGGCTACGCGGTACTCCGGCATGATCGGCCACGCCAAGAAGTGAAGCCGCCAAAGTCCTTTGTTGTTTTCGGAATGCGCTTGCTGACACATATTGTAGAACATGCCGGATTTGCCGTTGCCGGTACTCTCCAACACCTCTTCCGTACCCGGCAAGTCCTGTACGGTTTGCAGCAAACCGGAAGACAAATCTTCGACGTTTTCCATGAACGCCGCTTCCGACAGGTGCAGCGCGTGGAAATCGTCAGAACGGCCGATGTCACCACCTTCGGCCGATGCAACCTTGTACAGCGATTTCAGCTTGTCGAAAATCAGTTCGCGCGCATTCGTCGCGCCAACCGAAGGCTGCAACGAAGCGGGTAGGCCGTTGCAAAACTCTTTTATCTCCCTATGCAGATTGGCTGCGCTGTCCGTACGGTGCGCGACGACTTGCGAACGGCGACCGAACTGCGTTGCGGTCTGGTGGAAGAACCTGCCGCCTATCAACGTACTCACGCCCATACGTCGCGCTTTGGGTATCAGCGCGCGCACCATGCCAAAGGTTTTCTTTTCAGCCTCTAGCCTGGCGTGCAGGACTTGCTGGGCGTGATTGAGAATGAACGGGATGCGTTCGCCGCCTTCGCGCGGTCGGATGCGCAGAAACTTCCCACGATAGTAATCGAAGTCCCGCAGCTTCGCACGCAACGCGCCTTTGTCAGGGGCAACCGGCAGTTCCCACGGCATGGGCTGCGGTGCGGGTTGCTCCCACGGAAGCACTACGCTTCTTTCGCCTTCGCAAACGCGATCAACTCAATCAGCAGCGGCGTCACCGCAACGATATCCGGCCACGCTTTTTGAAAAACCGGAATGAGCGGCGAAATCATCGGCTCCGCTTGCTTGATCGCGGCTGCGATGCGCTCCAGCGCTGGAAGCTGCTTGTCCAGCTCCGCAATCGTGGTTTCGGGCATGCCGGCCAACCCAAGCCCGAAATCGAGGGCGCTCACTGTGCTTGCTTGATCGCGGCGACGATCGCAGGCGTCACGGCAACCACGTCCTTATTGTTTGGCAGCGCATTCGCCGATGCAGCGTCGGTGACCACAGTGGTGTTTTTCATGCTCCCCACAGTGTCCTTGAGGGACGTGGCACGGGTCACCAGTGCCGGCCACGCGGCGGGCAGGAACACTGCCAAAGCGCTGAAAAGAACGCCCCATGTGCTGGCGTCAAGCCCTAGCCACCCGTGGCCGGCCGCGTAGCCCGCAGCCCCCGCAACGATCGTGGCCGTGGTGGTCTGTAGCTGTGTGCTGTTCATTGGGTCAGTCCCCTTTATGTTGTTCGTACAGCATACCGGGCATTGACGCCTTTGGCAAATCATGTCATACGAAAACTGCCTTGGCCTCCACCCCCAGACAAGGCAGGTTGATGGGTCGCCGCGTACGACGTGACGGGACCGGGTTGCGATGCCTTCCTAGCCCGGTCCCGCTCATGGACGTAATCGTAAGGCCACCCGGCCGCAGCCCGTACAGCTTAACCATAGACCGTTTAACCGCCCTCGTACGGGCCGCAAGGACGCTTCGAATGGGCCGCCTGTCCGATATTCTAGCCAAGGCGAGCAACGCACAGACGGCGCTGGAAACAGCCGTAGAAGCCGACGTAAACAAGTACGTCGATCGCGTGGAGCAAATCCACAAAAAGCGGGAAACCGTGTTCCTGAAAAAACACGCCGAACTAGACGGCACCGTGACTGACTTGGCGCAGTTCGAGACAGAGCTGGAAGCCTTCGGAAAAAACGACCATTCCGACGATGGCAAGAATGGCAATGCCTACGCCGGGGTAAACAGTAAGAGCTAAGAAGGGGAATTATATAGTTGACTCCCTCGCCGCCAAAAACTGATGGTGAGGGAACCAATGTTTTCTAGCCGAGGTCGTAAGTGCCGACCGTGCTGCCAGCATCGTTCATGACAAACACTTTGCCGCTGCCATAGCAGCACCATCCGTTTGAAACCGGCCCACCATCACCAGTGCAGCCAAAGGCTTCAAGAACAGGCGTGCGTGGATCAGCGTCTTGCATCCCTTCCGGTTTGTACTCGACGGAATGTGCCATGCGAATACTTTCATGGCCGCCCTTCTCGATGTGCTTAATTGTCAACATTCTCATTCTACTTCTCCTGCTTCTATGCCCGGAGCCGCCGGGCGCGGTAGGGAGTCAACTATATAACTCCCCTAAGAAGCGGCCAGCGCCGCTAAGGTTTGCGGATCCATCGCGCCAGTCGCCGGCAACTTGTGTTCTTGCTGAAAACGGCGAATGGCGTGTTTTGTTTCCGAACCTGCCGAACCGTCGATATCCAGTCTGAACGACGGTGCCCACTCGTTCAGCTTTTCTTGTACCCAAGCAACAGAACCCTTTACGGATGCGGTTGGCGTAACAGGCTGCACAACTTGCGGTACGGGAGCCGCCGGCAAACCCCCCAATCTGTCTGTATATGGGTCATAGCTTTCAGGCGGGTACCATGAACCGTTGAACATCGCATTCTGTCGCCACACTGGAATGCGTTGCAAGTGGTCGCTATCGACAAACCCGCGATTTGGTCCGGGGTGCCCCCATGTCAAGCCGCTGACTAGACTGTGTTTGCGCGCCAGCGCATCCAAGAACTGGTACGGCTTATCGTCTTCCTGGTACTTCCCGTTGACGAACACACCCAAGTCCGCAGCCACGCCGTAACCGTGGCACCCAACAACACGAAGCTGCGTTGCGTGCTTCATGAACAGCGCGCTCTGCCGCGTCTGCGATCGATAAGTCTCCAGCACTCGCAAATCATGCCCTTCGGTCGCCGCTTCGGCTACTAGCGCCAGCACGGCAGCGCGCGTGCCCGGCTCCAGCATCGCCATGTCTTTGCACACCACGTCGGAGCCGAAGTATTTCGAGTTTCGAATGACGGTGTTGTAAAAGTTGCTCATATCAGCACCCTGTTAAAAGCGCGTTGGTAGACATGCCGCAAGTATTCGTGGACGAAATGAGGTCCGTCCCGCCCCACGAACCCGGCTCCATAGAACGCGGCTGGAAGATACCGACATGATCCGTGCTGCTGTCGAAGAAAATAGGTCTCCCTGCCGTGCAGGTGCCATTACACCTGATTATATTTCCGCCCATGGCAAAACCTGAAGTATTGTACACCGTGACTTGGTTAGTGGACGAGTTGAAATCTGAGCTGTCTAGATTGTTACTGTACGTCAAGTTGTACAGCCACAACCCACCAGCATTCGCCGGGACGTACAACGGACGTACGGTGCTATCTTGAATGTTGCCGTCGATCAACAATTCAAACATTTGGAACGTGGCAACACCAGAACCTGACGTGGTACCGGTGCCCGTCGTGACGTACACGCCCGCTCCGCCCGTCGTACCTGACGTCTGGCTGACAAGCGTCCCCAGCGCCGTACCGTTGCATGAAACCGTCTGTCCGCTTGAAGTCGGTGACGCAGGGAAAGGTGGTGACGCTGGCGCTAGCGTTCCCGTTACCGCGCTCACCGTCAAATTAGAACCAGATGACGAGCACGTAAACGACGCACTGATGGTATCCACTTGAATGCCGGCTGTTGGCGTGCCGCCGGTACCGGTGTTCAAATTATGGTGTACGTGCACTTCTGTAGTTTGCGCGCTTTGGTGCAGATATATCGGGCGGGGCGCAAATATCGTGTTATCGTGCGCGTTGAAAGCACCGCCAGAGAGCCATTGAATGCCGATCGATCCAGTAGTTACGGGTGCGAAATCCTGAATATAGCTATCATGAAGGGTGGCGTTACCGGCATCAGCCGAAAGCGGGCTGGTGACTTGAATGCCGTACCCGTAAAACGGGCCAATATCGGAGTGCGCTACCGTCGTGTTGATAGTGTTCAGCAAATTAATTCCGTTGGTGCAATTGGTGCAGCCAACTTCGTCGATGACGCCACTGATGTTGTTGTTGACAGAGTTGCCGTACTGAAAACCAACCGCACCGCCAGAAGTAAGCGTCGGGTACGTACACGTCAGCCTGCGAATATTGACGGTGTACAACGAAGCCGTCGCAACGCCACCGTTCGGGTTGAAGTTAATGCAGCTCGTCGAGTTGGCGGCGGGCTTCAAAAACGTTTGGTTCATTCCATCGCCTTCGATGGAAACATTCGTCGTCGGCGTCAAAGCCCCGGACTGAATGCATGAACTTCCCGAAATGTGCAGCGTACCGCCCGCGCCACCCACCGCAATTGCCAGCGCGAGCGCGACCGCCATCGGGGTGGTGTCGGCGGTGCCGTTACAGATGTAATAGACAATTGCCGAACTGTTCGTGCAGTCCTGCAACGCGCCGGGGGAGCCGGTAGGATTGCACTTGTACGTATTCGCGGGCACTGCCGTTCCGAAAGCCGCATTGCCGATCGCCTGAAACGACGGGTCCGAAGTCGCACCGTTGCTAGTAAGCGGCAAACCCGCTGCACCCGGTGCCGCGCTCTTGAACCCCGTGACGCCGGCACCCTGCCCAATTGGGACAGAATGGTTGGGGGCTTGCCACTGTGCAGCAGCCGGATTGAACGCCGCCAGAAACAGCGCAACGGCGAGTGCGGTGCGTTTAAACAAGGTCATGCGATGATCCATCCGTTAAGATCAGGTGACGGGTACAGAGTGGCGCTGGCGAGCTGCGCAGCATTCGACATGAACTGCCACGATGCCTGCTGCATAATCGTCGAACCGTCCGGCGTCGTCACCGTAATGTCGTGCAGCGTGACAGCCGTTGACCAGTCCACCAGCTTGATTGCACGGCCCGTAAGCCACTGCGCAGCCAAATTCGGAAGCACCAAAGCGGTTGCTGCGGGAGCGGCGCGCTGTACGGCAAGCACCGATGTACCCGGCAAAATAACACCGGACGCACCGGCAACCGATTGAAAGGAGTACCCGCCCGGTGCGAGCAACGCGTTCCACAGCGCTGGAGTTGCCACCTGGTAGGCTGCAGCGGCTGCGCTCCAAAGCCATACCGTACCTTCGGCAACCCATGACGGGTTCGAAGGCTGCAACCAAACCGTGCCTGGCTGGTTCGCGGTTGGCGCTGTCTGCCCTACGGAGAGCGCGAACAACCCAGCGCGGGCGAGCGCCATGACGACGTAATCCAGCCCCGGCATGCGCTCCGACCGTACGCCACCGGAGGTTTGCCGGAGCAATCCGAGAAAGTCAGTTGCGGGGCTGTATGCCATATTGCGCCTTAGTTCTTAGAAGCCAAAATTACGTCTACGTACGCCAAAGCCAAGTTAACGGAGTGAGTGTGCGCGCCGTCGCTGCCCGTACTGCCGACAGACGCGCTAAGAGAATTTAATACATCTATCGCTCCGGTTCCTGCGCCGTACGTCGGCGTTCCTGTCACTGCGTTCGTCGTATGCGTGTGCGAGGGCATCGTAGCTTGTGTGATCGTGGTGTTGCCGACTGCGGTTTGCGCAAACACAGAACTGAACGAACTGCCTGACGTGAAGCCCACCGCGCCCGACGTAACGCGCAAGCCGCAATCATTCAGCGAAGTCAGTTTTGTCCAACCAGTCGGTGCAGCCGTTTGCTGGAACAGCATGACGGTGCCGGATGGGAACGTGGACGGCGCAGGCTGCCATGTCGGATCAGCACCGGCTCCGTTCGTCGTGAACACGTAACCGGCAATACCCGGTGCCAATGCTTCCCACAGCCCCGCGTCACGATACGGAATTGAACCCTGTACGGTGCCGAGAACGATATCCAGCAACGCGGAAAGCCCTTCCCACGCAGGCAAGCCGCCAATTGAAGCCAAAAGCGTGTCAGCCGCGCCGATCGGCAGTGCTTCCCACACGGACGCACCCCGGTAAATAATCTGCCCTTCCGTCGCGCCGAAAGTGTTGTCTAGCGCCGTGCTTGTGAGCACGTCCGCTGTACCCGGTATCGGGTTGGCGGGCCACGCACCTGCGGCTTTCGGTCCGTAAATTCCGTTTGGTTCGTCCGTGCGTACGGCGAAGTCCCCATTGTTGCCAACCGTGTTCGCAGGCGGTCCGCCCGCTGCGGTCCACCACGACACGCCGTTCTGCCCGGCTGCCGTTTCCAGCATCGTCACGAACAACGCAGGCGTTGCAGCGACGTACGCCGACGTAACCGGATTCCAGAGGTTCAACGTACCTTCGCCAGCCCATGATGGCGTTTGCGTATCGAGCCACGCAGTCGTCGATTGGTTGGCAACCGGGGCCGTGGCGCTTGATACCAGCGTAAACAACCCCGCTCGCGCAAGCGCAAGCATGACGTAATCAAGGCCGGGCATCTCGACTTTTGAGACCTGTCCGGCGATGTTGCGCCAAAGCGCAAGAAAATCTGTTGCGGGGTTATATGCCATGGGTATCCTCTGCAGTGTACAGAGGGTTCAAAGTCACAGAGATATCAGCCGGCGACGAAGGCCACGCACCCGCAGCCTTCGGCCCGAAGATCGCGGGTTGCATGCCGTAGTTCGGATACCCACCCCACAGCAAGCAGTAGTCGCCGTTCACGCCGATATCGTTCGTCGGCATTGTTGCGACGAACCATTTCAGTGCGGCTTGGTACGTTGACGGCACGACGAAAAGATAGTGGCCCCACGGATCAACATCGGCGTCTGCATCGGTCGATCGCTTCGTGTACAGCTCCCACGTATCCACGTCGATGTACAAGTCACCGACAACGCCAGCCTGCGGAACGGGTGGACCGAACCCGCGCAAGATTGATCCAAACTGCTTCGTTTGTGCGAAGATACCGGATTGAAGCGTACCGTTATCAAATCCTGACATCAGATCGCGTGCTCATCAATAGCGGTGTATATTGGGTTGAGCGTGACAGAAACAGCAGCCGGTCCCGACTGTACGCCTTGCTCGGTTACCGGGTCGCCAGCGTTAGCAGTCACCGGTACGGCGAGAATGTATTCATCAGACGCGCCGACGACGATCAATTGCGTTGACGTGCTGTACGGAACTGCCGCACCTTCGTCCAAAGCCCCCACGGGAAGCACTGTACCAGCGCCCGAAGTCGCGATGGTGGTTTGCGGTCCATTGCCGTTCTCAGGCCATCCAGATGCTTGTTTGGGGCCGTAAATGGATGGCTGCATGCCGTAGTTGGAATAACCCGCCCAAAGCAGGCAGTAATCCCCCGCAACGCCCACGCTGTCATCTGGCGCGTATGCGCTAAACCATTTCAAAGCCGTACGGTACGTTGACGGTACGACAAATATGTAGTGCCCCCATGGGTCCGTATCGTTTGACGCTCGCTTGTTGTAGACGTTCCACGTCTGTACGTCGATATATACATCACCGACTACGCCGGCTTGCGGTGCGGGCGGTCCAAAGCCGCGCAATATCGATCCAAACTGCTTCGCTTGGAAAAATACGCCGCCTTGAAGCGAACCGTTGTCGAAGCCGGCCATCAGGTCACCGCGCCAGTCTCGCCCGTGCGACTAATCTGCAGCGCCATGGCAACGCCCGTACCGTCGCTGTTGTTGATGTTGATAATTCGCAACCGTACCCATCCGGCGCGTACGGCGCGGCGTGAGGTCGCAACCACCATGTTTTGCCACTGATCGACGGGCCACGCAGCGGCGTCCGGGTCGCCACCGAACATTTTCAATTCCATCAGGATTTGAACTTCGGGAGCCACTGCCGACTTGGTGATGAGGCTCTGTGCAATGGTCTGAAACGTGATAGCCGCGCGTGCGGCGTTTACCGCGATGGTATCTCCCTTATTCACGGGAAGCCAATCAGTCGCGCCGTTTATGAAATCGGCGTAGCACATATCATATTGACGGTTTGGTGCTTTGGACGTGCCGCCTGGACGGTAGAACAATTTAGTTCTCCGTTACTTGCGACCGCCGCGTCCGAAAGCATTCCCGCCTGTGGTGCTGAACGACGTACCGCTGCCACCACCGTCGCCATGGTTCGATTTGGCGAGGCGGCGATTACCGCCGCTGATATCGGCCGCAGCACCCGGATAGCGCTTCAGTGGTCCCGCAGGCACCGCAGGGCGGCCACCGAACTTCGTTGCGGGCGGTCCGTTCATGTTCGGACAGCAGTCGTTGCTGCCGGTTTTGTTGAAGCCCGTTTTCAAACCTTTGAACCGCGTGCTCATGTGATCGTCTCCGTGGGGTATATGGCATCCAAGAACGCATCGCGATCTTGTTTGGTCATTTTGTTGAATTGCGCGTCGAATTCCATATTCAACTTTTTAGCAGAGCGCGGCAATACGTTACGGCGAAGGCTTGGTGTTGAGTGCTTCGCAAGGATGTCTTCTTCGTACGTCACTTGCGCTTTCCTTTCTTGGGAGCCTTGTTCGGTAAAGTAGCGGCGAGCTGAAGGGCCTGCCCCGGTCGCAACATGCCGGCGCTCTCCATGCGTTTTGCGATGAAGTACGTGGCAGGGCTGATATTCACGTACTTACCGGGAATGCCAACCTTTGCTTTCGTGGGCAGGCCGTTCGCCATGGGCTAGCCGGTCTGTCCGTACGTGGCGTTCGGCGCGGGCTGCGGAGGGGGTACGTCAGACGGAAACGGGTTATGCGCAACACCCGCTTCGAAGCGTTCGGCTTCCGCGCGCTTCTCGCCGTCCGATTTCTCGCGTTCGGCTTGCAGCGCTTCGTCAGACAGCAGCTCGATATCGGGGTGACCGAGCGCCATGTGGATACGGCCAATGCCAGCCTTGATAATGTCGGCGAGGTGCTTGTTCCTCAGCTTGTCGGCCGCTGCCGCAAGCCTCTCCAACTTGCCCTTCATGTCGGCAAGTTCGTCCTTCAAATGCGTGGATTTTTCGTGTTCGGTCATGATCGCGCCTCCGGTTGGTCCCTGCCGCGATCAAAAGTCTAGCACACAAAAAGGCGCTTTCCTAGCCGTCTCCGGCCTTAATTCGGGCGTTTGGTGGCGTCGGGCGGCTGTGCATGTCCGGGTTGGCATACATGATCAAATCCTGGAGCTGCCCGAGCCGATCGTCTACGCTGCGGAAACCATGCTGCACGTCACGCTTCACTTCGTTAATGCCGGCGTTGTAATCGTCCTTGCGTATGTACGCGTGAAGTTCTTCCGCGATCTTGGCGCGAAACTCCAAAAGACCGATCTGCATTGCGTGTATGTTTACCCGTACGGCTTCGAACCCCACGGTAGCTACTCTCTCATACTCGTCTATCCTTAAATTCAGTTCTTTGCGAACTTGCGCGATAGCCTCCGTTGTTTCTTTGTCAAGCGTGTGGAATTTAGCAGCGAGTGCATTCCCACCGCCGAACATTTTTTCGCCTACGAGTACCAATAACGTCACACCGCTAAAGGCAATGGCGATAAAGGGCAGTACTTCATTCATTCCGCAGCCTGACTAATGCGCCGTACGTTGCCAATAATTCCGATAAGTTCGCGTACCCGGTCTTTTGCCCCGGATACTTCGTTACGCAGGCTTTCGACTGCCGCGCCGGTCTGCCGCGCCATTTGCGCGTTTTCGATCAGCAACGACGGCATGAACGCATCTGCACACCCCCACCGATCAACTTCAACGCCGGTTTGCGGGTCTCGTCCTCGAATATTCACCCAAAGCTGGCAGTACTCGTGGACAACACCGTCGCGACATTTGCGCGCCAGTCGGTGACACCCGATTTTTTCGTCAGGCAGCATGGACCTGTCCTGCAGCGTGCCACGCGTCGATGTACTTTTGATACGGCGACAAATCCGCAGTGAGCACATTCATTTTCTTGGAACGCGCGCCACAGTGATCGCACACCGTCATGCGGTGCTCGATTTCGCCGCTGTTGCCGGTCCACTGCAGTACGTGGAAATCGGCTGGCAACTCAGACAGGTCCACCGTACGGCGCTCGCCGTCAATGTTCACCGCGTTGTCGTCTTTGATGATGGTTACGCGCATGGGCTTGGTTCCTGGTTCGGTGCTATCATACTGCACTTCATGTTTCGTGTCACGCAGACCCTGAGAGAGCGGGAATTACGACCTTATGTACGGAAGGCTGACACCATAAAACGACGACGGGGAATTGAAGTTGTTCCACTGCGTCAACAGCCAGTCAGCAGACCG